GGTCAGTACCACCGCCCCAGTACGACCGGCGACGGAGGTGACTCCTCCACCGCCGGTGGGCGTAGCCCACTGCAGTCCCAGTGTTTGGCTGGCGGCGGCGGTGAGGACTTGCCCATCGGTGCCGACAGGTAGACGTGCTGCGACACCCGAACCGTTCGCTACGATCAGGTCGGCTTTCGTTGTCACCGTCGTTGCTGGTATCGCCAGCGTGTTCGCGACGCTGCCGAGTCCGACGTCACTGCTGGTTAAGGTCACGGCCCCAGTGCGGCCAGCCACGGAAGTGACCGCACCACCACCGGACGGCGTACTCCACAACAATCCCGACGTCTGCCCGGACGCCGCGGTGAGCACTTGCCCGTCGGTGCCGACTCCGAGGCGGACGATGACATTGTCGGCGGTGCCGACGATCAGGTCACCTTTGGCGTCCACGAGGGTCTTAGGTGTGTAAGCACCCTCGGCGGTGGTTAGGCGTCCGTCGACGTTGACGATGCCGGCCTCGATCGTATTGAGCGCGATCCGGTTAATCGGCGTGCCGCCGATGGCGTCGTTCTGCCAGTTGGCTTGTGCCCGTGTGTACGTCACCGACCGTGCCCCCTACGCAGTTTTAGAAACAGGACAGGACGGTGAATCGGTGGTGTCAGCGGCGGACAAGAGCTCGGTTTTGTTTGTTCACGATCCGGGCCAGGACACCGCGGCCGTCTTCGCTCATCCGGAACTCCGCCCCGGACAGCTCAGCGCTGACCGCTCGAGCAACGGCCTGGCCCAAAACTCCAGGTGGGGTCACGGTGCTATGAGCACCCAAAGCGCGGTTCATCGCCGCTTCGATGGATCCCGTCAACGCCGTCAGATTCAGACCACTGCCCGACCCGGTCAACGCTGCAGTGCCGCGGACCACCGTTCCGGCGAGTGGTTGCGTCGGTGTGCGTGCCATGACAGCGGCAGCGAAGGGTTGGGTGGTCTTACCCAACACGTCTTGTTGGTGGATCACTTCTTTGAGGACCGTCGAGTACTGCTTAATCGTCACCACAGCTTCGGGTGCGATCACTTGCCGTGGCCGGTTCTCGACAGTGCCACCGTCAGCCATCGGCTTCGGCGCGCCCCGTGGGAGCACCACCCGGTCAATACCAACCGCGGTGGCGTCGAAGATCTGGTCGGTGCGGCGTGTTCGGTTCCACGGGATGTAGGACTCGTTGACCGAGGTGTGGTCGCCGATCAGCGTGGGTGTATTCGGAGAGACGATGTTCGCTACCCCTGAGTCCATGGCACGGAAACCACCAGCGGCCATGGGGGCTACGAGGTCTATCCCACCGGTCGCCCTGGGTCGGTTCGCCACCGCACCCACACCAGCTGCCAGTTGGAGGGTGATCTGCAACGCTTCGTTGTTACGGATGAAGTTGTTGATCAGTTGTTGTGCTGGGTCCACATTCGCGATGATGTTCGCGACATAATTGCCTTGAGCGAGGTGCAGTGAGTTGATGTAATTCTGGGTGGCAGCGGTCGCTATGCCCGCGTTGTTCGTAAACGTCGTGTTACGGTTCGGAGGAATCGTCAGGACCGTGTCCACGTAATGCTGCGCTTGATCTTTAGTATAACCGATCTGTAACGCTTGGTTAAACAATGTTATTCGGTACTCATCCGCTTTCTTCGTAATATCAACCTGAGTAGCACCGTTTTTCAACATCGCACCGAGGTTGTCGTTAAGTGTCCCAGTTAACGTATTCAGGTTTTCGACGTTACGGCGTCCAGCGTCGGTGCTCGTATCTGTTGCCTTGCCGTGATCCTGAACACCCTTCGTCAAAGTAGCTAGTTCATCACCAACTCGAATCTCACCATTAAGATTCCCGAGGAGCAGGTCGCGATGTTCGGCGAGAATTTGGTCGTTGGATTTCAATCCGTCGGTGTTGATCTGTGTTTGGCGGCTGGCTTCGGCTGTTGCGTCAGCGAACCGTTTCTGCGCGTCGGTGGCTTGTTGCGAGTTCGGGCCGAACTCTTCAACTTTTCGGGAATAATCCGCTTGAGCTTGTGCCGCCTGTGTCTGTGCCCTCGTCAGCGGATCCATCGCCGCTAGCTGTTCCTGCGCTTTTTTAGTCACATCGGACATGGACGGCGCTATGTCCCGAAGACTCTTCGACAACCAATCATTTCCATCGGTCAACCCAACAATGCTACCCGACAGCACTGACGCGATCCCGCTCATCGTCGTGGACGCCCACGACTGTTTCTGTATTTGCGTGGCAGCTTGCTCGGCAGCGGCGCCACCTTTAAGCATCGCTGTTGCTGCATTATCTGAACTAGTAATGAAATGGTCATACGCAAGTCCCACACCGACGAGGGCGACACCAACAATTGGCAGCGCGGCACCGAACTTACTCATCGCGCTACCAGCTGTTTCACCCGCCGTAGCGACTTTCTCACCGGCCGCTGCGGAACCTGTCACTCGTTCCGCGAAAACCCCAGCCGACAACCCAGCCGATTCTATCTTCGATGCCAGACTGGTGAAAACATCGCCCTTGAGTATTCCACCGATCGACACTCCAGTGAGTTTCGACAAAATAGCGAAAAGTGTTCCGAGGACCGCGACAGTTTGGATTACCGTTGGGTTGGCGCGAGCAAACATGCCGATCCAGTCGGCGAGGTGGCCGATGATCTCGATGACGACCCCGGAGATCGGGTGCACCGCGTTGATCAGGCTGATCGCGGCGGTGGCCAATTCACCCATGACCTTGACTAATTGGATCAGTTCGTCCCCGGCGTTGTGGAAGAACTGATCCAACTGCCCCGAATTGCGTAAACCCTGGATCCACGCGTCGAAGCTGTGCGCGCCAGCTTCCGCGAGTTTCGCCAGCCGCTCCTCCAATGGTCCCGCGGAGGCCGCTATATTGCGGAACGCGTCAGCGGTGGCCAAGCCCGCGTTGCCGAAGTCGCCGAGGACCCGGTTGTTGCGGCTCATGATGGTCGCGAAGTCCGCGCGCCACGGCCCGGAGGTGACCATCTCCGAGCCCTTGACCGCGAGGTGCCCGATGACCGTCGCGGTCCCCGCCAAGCCAGCGGACACCAGTGGTGCGATGGTCCCGACGTTGACCAGGGCTTGTTGCATCAACGGCAGGCCAGCGGCTTGGACGTTGTCCCGGATGGAGTGCAGTTCCGGGGTCAGGGTGTCGTGGATGAAGTGCGCGAACACCTGTCCTGCGGGGGACAGTTGGTCCATCGCCGCTTTCAGCGTGTCGACGGCCCCGGCGCCGACCTGTGCGGCTTGGACGATCGCGCCTTGCAGGGTGCGTTGCGCTGCAACCTGCGCCTGGTTGGCTTTGGCGATGCTTTCCAGGCCAGCGCGTTGGGCTTCGACTTGCGCGGTTTGCGCGACCCCCAGTGCCTCGTTCGCGGTGGCGACTTGCTGTTGGGCTTTGGCCACCGACTCCGCGCCGGCACGCTGGGTTTCGATCACCGCAGCGGATGCGACATCCAGTGCCTGCTGGGCGTTACCCGTCGCTTGAGTCGCAGCCGTCACGCCCTGCTGGGCTGTGATGACCTGCCGGTTCCCGTCAACCCCGCGGGCGGTCGCGTCCTGTTGGTCCTGGGCGAGTTGCTTGTTGTGAACCTGCAGGTCCTCCAGCTGTTGAAGGGACTGCTGATAAGCCAACTTCGCTTGGTCGCGTTGCAGTTGCGTACCTTGTGTGCTCGTTTGGAGCGTGTCGAGCACTTTCTGCGCGGCGGCCAGCTCGGCGGCGGACCCGGTGGCTTTCGCCCGGGCATAAGCGTCCTGTGCTTGTTGCAGCGACTTCTGGTTGTTCAAACCCAAACCCAGTGTGGTGTTCAAAGTCAGTTGGGCTTGTTGAACGTTGAGGACAGCGCCCTGCTCCGCGAGGGCCGCATCTTTCATTTGCAGGTTGAGGTCTTCGAGTTGCCGCTGCGCCGCTTTCCGGGCGTCGGTGAGGGCTTGTTGCGCGTTGAGCTCGGACTGCTGAGCGGTCTGCAAAGTCTGTTCCGCGCTGGCCTGCGCGCGAAGCGAATTTTGGTAGCTCAATCCGGCGGATCGTTCCGCGTCAACCTCAGCGGTAATCGCGTCAGTGACGGACCGTTTCGAGTCTTTCACGGCCCGGTCGGCGTTAGTGTTCGCGAGCGCCGCGGCGCGGGTAGCGTCGGTGACCCCGACGATCGCGGCTTTCACCCCGTCCTCAGCAGACACCACGGAGTTCGCGGCGGACACCTGCTGTGCCGCCAGAGAAGACGCTTGGGCGGACTTCTGGGTGTCTGCGGTCTGCAGGGCGGATGCACCGGTACCGATCCCGGAGAACAGGGTCTTCACCCCAAAACCGGTCTGCAGAAGCCCAGTCGTGCCAGCCGCTGCGACCCCACCGAGCGCCAGGAGCGCCGGCCCCGCGGCGGTAGCTGCAATAAGGATCGCGGCACCTAGCTGTTGCCACCGGTTGACCAAGGCAGTATTCAGCCCAAGGTTCGCGTTGGCCGCTTTCCCCTTGTTTCCCACCTCATCAGCGGCTTTGCCGAGATCCAGCAACGCGGCGCGGGCGGCACCGGTGTCTGCCTTAGCTTGAAGGTTCGGGTTCTTCGCACCCAGCCTCTCAAGTTCAGCGGCCAGTTCTTTGACGCGAGGCAACGCGTCAGCCGTGGAGATCCCAACACCGATTTTCTTGTCAGCCATCGACACGAGTTCGTCCCGGATTTCCCGGATCCGCTTCTCTGTGTCTGTCGAATTATCTTTGAGTTCGATGTCCGGCAGCGACTTGATCGCTTTTTCGAGACTTGTTTGCAGTTTCCGAGCGAACTGCCCTACATTAGCGTCAGCTTTCTCAGTTGAAACGTCCAGTTCGGCGGTGAGCTTCTTGTGCGCCAACGCATCAAGGTCGGCTGCGGCACGAGCGGTGTTTGCTTTCGCTTCAACACTCAACGGTTGTGTACTAAACAACGTCAACTCAGCGGACAACTCCGAGAGTTGCTGATGAACCGCTGATGCGTCAACATCCAGCCCAATGCGTTGACGGGACAACGCCAACAACTCGGCGCGGATCGCGGCGATCCGCTGGTCCACATCCGTGGACGTCGCGGTCACGTCAATCGCAGGTAGTGACTTGACCGCAGCGGTCACCTTCGCTTGCAGGCTCGCGGCGAACGCACCAACCTCAGTATCGGCTTTGCCGGTATCCGCTTCGATCGGGACCCGCAGACCCGTTTCGGCGTCCACTTTTCGCCGGAACCCGTCGAGGTCGGTTGCGGCTTTGGCGGTGTCCGCAACGATCGGTATCCGACCGGACTTCGAGCTCAGCTCATCAAGGTCTTTCGCGAGCTCATGTATTTGTGTGAACGCTTCGTCGGCGGTGAGTCCGATGCCGACTTTTTTGTCCGCGAGCGTTTGCAGTTCAGCGCGGATCCCCACGATGCGCTGGTCCACGATGGACGAGTCGGCGTGTAAATCAATGGCCGGCAGTGACTTGATGGCCGCTTCGACACGGGCTTGCAGATCGCGAGCGAACGCGCCGACTTTCTCACTAGCGGTGCTGGTGTTCGCGTCAAGATCCACGACCCGACGACCCGTGTCGGTGTCTAGTTTCCGTTTCAACCCATCAAGATCGGTCGCGGCTTTCGCTGTGTTCGCGACCACCGGGATGTCAACGGACTTCTGACTCAACCCGTCCAACTCAGCAGCTAATGCTTTGATGCGGGTGAACGCGTCAACATCACCGACACCGACACCGACATGCGCGTCACCCAGTGACGCGAGCTCCGCGCGGATCGCGGCGATCCGCTGGTCCACATCCGTGGACGTCGCCGTGATCTCCACCGCCGGCAAGGAACGGACAGCGGCTTCGATACGGGACTGCAAGTCGCGGGCGAACGACCCGATCCGGGCATCAGCGGCTCGGGTGTCCACATCCACCTGAGCGACGACACGACGGCCGGTGAACTCGTCCAGTTTCCGTTGGATGCTGTCCAAGGACGTCGCGGCCCGCGCGGTGTCCGCCGCGGCCTGCACCGTCGGGGACTTCACCCCAAGGTCGTCGAGTTCTTTCGCCAACGCCCGGATCTGAACGAACGCCGCGTCAGCGGTGAGACCGACGCCGACTTTCTTGTCGCTGATCTGTGACAGCTCGACCCGGATCGCTGCGATCCGGGTTTCCATGTCGGTGGCGTCGGCTTTCAGGTCAACGTTCGGGAGTGCTTTGACAGCGGCTTCGACGCGGGCTTGCAGGTCACGGGCGAACGCGCCGACGTTGTCCTGCGCTCGCCTCGTCGCAACATCCAGGTCGACGGTGACCCGGCGGCCGTCCAGCTCGTTGATGGGACGTTTGATCCCATCGAGTGCGGTGGCTGCTCTCGTCGCATCCGCTGTGACCTGCACGGTCGGTGCTTTGGTGCTCAGGGTGTCCAGTTCGCTCGCGAGGGCCCGCACCTGCGCCTGCGCCTGGCCAGCGTCGACATCGAGGCCGATCTTCTTGTCGGCCAGTCCTGCGAGTTCTGTGCGGATCACCGCGATACGGCGCTCAACATCAGTCGCGCCTGCCCGCAACTCCACCGCGGGGAGCGCCTTCACGGCCACTTCCACCCGCGCCTGCAGGTCACGGGCGAACGCACCGACCTGCTCGGTGGCGGTCCGGGAGTTCACATCCAAACCGACCGTGAGCTGCTTACCGCTCAAACCGTCCAGTTTCGCGGCAGCCTCAGCGGTGTCCGCACGGACCTGAACGTTCGGGTGCTCAGCCCCGAGCCGCTTCAACTCATCCGACAACTCCCGGACACGAGCATCCGCCTCGGTCGAATCGACCCCGATACCGACACGTTTGCTGCTGATATCAGCGAGTTCCGCGCGGATCGCGGCGATCCGCGCCTCAGGTTCAGACGCGTCAGCTTTCAGGTCAATACCGGGCAACGCCTTGACCGCTGCCTCGATGCGGGTCTGCAACTCCCGGGCGAATGCCCCGATCTTCTCTGTTGCCTTCTTCGTGTCGATATCGACACTCGGCGACACGTCCTTCTTACCCAACGTGTCTAGCTGCGCAGACAGTTCCCCTAGGATCCGCTTTAACGCATCAACACCCTCCGTGGTAAAGAACACATTCATACCCATCGAGCGGTCCGCCATAGCGCACCTCCCGATCGGTCAACGCCAAGTTGGATCCCGGTGAGCTGATGGTTGCCGCAAATACTCAACAGCTTTAACTAGAATGTCAGGGTTGTCGCGGAAAAACCCCAATCCTCTATTGCAACTAACGCATAACAGACCACGAACATCCTTAGTTTCGTGGTCGTGATCTACTGCTAATCTCGGTTTATCAATTGACCTGTCAGGTTCATCACATATAGCACATACACCACCTTGAACCGCAAGCAAGCCTTCGTATTGCTCAGGAGTAATCCCAAAACGTTTCAAGGCACGCTGACGCTCAAGATATAACATACGCTCATATTTAACCGGATCAGCTCGCCGATGCTGCCGCTGATATGCTTTAGAACATTCCCGGCACCAAGGTGTCCGCGCGTCTCTAGTAAACGGATGGCCATAAAATTCGGTCTTGTGTTTCTCAACACCACACTTAACACACAGTTTAGTTCCAGATGGCCGTCGCGCTAATCGCTCAGCTGTCCGGACTTGTACCCACAATGACGCAAATCTATCCCTCTGACGTTCTAAGTCAGCTCCGCAGACTTTACAGTACGATTGATGGCCGTCTCTGTTTCCCCGTGCCTTAGAGTATTCTGCCCATAGTCTGTAAGTCTCACAACGTGGACACGTTTTACCGTTAAGGTCACGATAAGCATCTGGCCTATGATGTAATACACTACCATTGCGTTCACGTACACACGCTTTACAATACGTAACAAAACCGTCTTTAGCGTGCCTATCTCTGCTAAAGTTAACAAGAGACAGATGATGCTTACAGCGGGAGCATCGTTTAGTCTGGTCCATGGTCAGGTCTCCTGGTGAAGTCAGGTTGGTCTGGCAAGTCCCGGCGCGGGTGCTACCAACACCCAGCCGGGGCGTCCTCATCATACCTCAGGCATGTCCGCTTTCTCCTGCGTTGTCGCATCCAGATCCGGAAGCTCCACTACCTGCGCCGCAGGGTTCGACCCAGACACCACAGCAGCCCTCATCTCCGCCTCAACTTCGGCGGAGGACTTCAGCGACAACCAGTCCACCTGCCCTGGGAGCAGCTTCGCCATCAGTTCCCGGTCGCCTTCGTCGAACTGCAACCCGGCAACCAAATCCTGTGCCCCAGTAGCGTCGATCTGCGCCCAGTCCACAGTTTCACCAGCACGGGCACGGAACAGAAACACTAACCCCGCAAAGATGTCTGGATCTTCCCGCTGAATGGTCGCAAGCCCCATCCGCCAATCAGCAATGGTCATACCGGTTTGGCGTTTGATCACACGGGCCTCACCGATCGACAACCGATAGAGTTCGATCATCTCCTGATGGTAAGTCATTTCACCGAGTTCAAGGATCACCCGAAGAACTCCTTTACTGCTTCGTCAACCGCATCAACAACAGCCTTCTGAAACGCTGGTTTTCGCTTTTGGATCGTTCCGAAAAAGTACGGTGACCCTTTTTGCTGGACAACTCTCCTCGGTGGCGCAGTCCCGATAGGACCAGGCCAGAAAACTGGGTGTCGCCAACGCTCCCACCGCCTACCGAGACTTGCGTCTAAGTATCGGGGCAACGTCACCCCGTAGCCGTTGGGGTCAACACGGTTCGCGCTAACCTTGAACCGCATCCCGTTCTTCGTTTGCGACAGCATCGTTGCTGCAGCAACCCGAGCCCGCAGATGGGTTGACCCTTTCGGTCGGCCTTGGCCATCACGGCTGCTGGTGATACGTACCGCCATCGCTGCTGCACGGATCTCAGCAACGACCGGTTGGCCGGCCCTGCCGATGTTGCGACGCAGTTTCTGGTTGAGGTCAACGCGGCCAGCCGTTTTGAACCGTGCGGTAATGTTCCGCATCTCAGGGGCACCGCGCACCGTCGCTCTGACCCTTGCCATCAGCGCGGAGCCGCGTTCCTGACGAGCACAACACGTGTGACGTCGTCTAGGTCAGGGTTGCGGGCCAAGTATTGAGCGTACGCAACACACCCAGCGCAGATGTAGATCTGACCCGCTTGGCTCGGGTCCCATTCGTCGCGAATAGTGCCACATTTCGAGCAGCGGTCAACGATGCTCACGAGAACAGCCATCAGCCCACCTCGTCCTCTTCTGGGGTTCGGATCAGCGCCACGTACGTGCCACGTCCGACGGGTGGTGGGTCCTCGGCCCGTTCACGCACTTCGCACCCGGCGCAGGTCCTGATCTGGGCGTAGTAGGCCCACCGGCGGCCACCCCTTTTGGGGTCCCACTCTTCCGGCCGGGTGCCGCATTTTCCGCAAGTGTCGCGGTCCCTGACATACCACCAGAGGGCTTTCGACCGGTCTGACGCCGACCAAGTAAGGAACTCACCTTCGTGGGCTATGCCCCTGGGTCCGCAGTACCCCATTTCGAGGGCTAGTTGCGGGTCGGCGTCGAATCTTTTGGGAGATCAGGGTCCAGGGTCCGCAAGTTGATGTCGTATACGGCCTGAACCAAAGCAAGGGCTTCGCCTTTGGACATGCCACCTTTGGTGATCGCATCGGCCCAGTCCGCTTCGGTTTCGTCGCCGTCAACACACACCGCGAGCAGTGCTGGTGCGAATGTGTCGCTGTTACACCACCCACCGTTGGCCCGCTGCTGGTCTGTCGGGGGGTGGCCAGCGACGAGTCCTTCCCAGTCAACGGGAGGGATGGCGGTGATGATGAGCGTTTCGTAGCAGGCGTTCACCGCTGCTTGGGCTTCGGTGATGCGCTGAGGGTTCCCCTCGGCCAGCGCGGCAGCGAGCTCGGTTCTCGCCCGTCGGTCGTCGTAGACGCGCAACGGAAACTCCGTGGTGGGTAGTTTCCGTTGCGCGAGGCTAGCCCGCAACACCATTACGGAACCGTGACCAGTTCCGCCGGAACGTTCGTTATTGCGAAGGAGACGACGACGCGGTCCGGGTTGGCGGCCTGGGCGGATCGGTCCATGCTGTCTGAGGTGACGGTGACGGGGTAGATGCTCATCTTGCGTCCGGCCACGTCACCGCCGTCCATCATGACAATGAACCCAGGAGTGTCGCGGGGGAGAACGCCACGGACGTCAATACCGTTTGAGCTCGCATAGAACGTGATGGTAGACGCGACGGCAGTAATCTTGCCGGCGATTTGAGCTTCGTATCGGGTGGAGAGGTCGGGAGCGGGAAGTAGCGCGCTGGTGACGCTAAATCCGGCCCAGTCCGCGATTTCAGGCGTGAGATCGGTGCCGGCGTTGATTTCGGTGCGAGTGGGGATGAAGGTGGTCGCGGCGATGGTGGCGAGGAAGTAGCACCGCGTTATCCCTTGGGAGGTATAACGGGTGCTCCGAGTGATCAGTGGTGGGGCCATTGTTGGCTACTCCTTGCCAGTTTCGGCGCTCACGGGGGGAGCGTCGGTTGTGCCGGTGTGGGGTTTCGGGTTGGTCGCTTCGGGTGCGAGGCCGTCGCTGGGGTAAAGGTCGTCCGAGGGGAACGGACCCGTCGTGTCCGACGTGTCCGGCGTCTTGTCACTCTCGGTTTCCTGATTTGGTTTCTTTTCAGCGTCGGGGTACGGGATCCCTACGACGCGGGTTTCTGTTCGGTATTCAGCGATTTCGTCGTCGGACGCGGTTCGCCATCCGGCGGCGTGCCAAGTGGGGACCGCTGACTCCGGTGGGTTGATGGGCTGGTCCGGCAACTCAGGATGGATCATAATTGGCATTTAGTTCACCTCAACATTGCACACGAGAACGTCGGCCTTAACCACAGGACCATCTTTCATGTCATTGAAACTAACGGTTTTACTCATGTAGACCTCTCGTGTAAGATGTTTCCTGTGAGGACGGCGTACAAGGTTCGGGCGTACCCAGACCCCGAGCAAACGACAATGTTGTCGCGTACATTCGGATGTGTACGCGTTGTCTGGAATAAGACCCTGGCTGCCCGGCAAGAGCGATATACCACCGAACAGCGAAACACTCCATACAAAGAAACCGATGCGGCGTTGGCCTTGTGGAAACGTACCGATGAACTATCATTTCTCGCGGAGGTCAGCTCAGTACCGTTGCAACAAGCCCTCAGGCACCAATATTCGGCTTTCACCGCATTTTACTCAAAACGCGGTCGGTATCCGCGATATAAAGCCCGCAACAGCCGTCAATCTGCCCACTACACTCGGTCAGCGTTCCGAATTAAGTCCGACGGATTGTGGCTGGCGAAAACCAACACACCATTAAAAGTAGTCTGGTCTTGGGCAGATGTCGACATGACAACACTAAACCCGACAATGGTAATCGTATCCCGAGATACTAGTGGCCGTTGGTTTGTAACATTTGCTGTTGACCAACCGGATCCATCACTACTGCAACCAACCCATGAAACGGTCGGCATCGATCTCGGTATCACTGACTTCGCCGTCCTATCAACCGGGGACCGTATCGCCAATCCTAAACACATGGCACAGTACGAACGTAATCTACAACGACACCAACGACGACTTTCACGGTGTACACGAGGTTCAGCGAACAGAGCCAAAGCAAAACTAAAAGTGGCTCGGCAACACACGCGCGTTCGAGACAGTAGGCGGGACTTCCTCCACAAGGCAACCACCGCGCTAGTCCGTCGATTCGACAGGATCGCGATCGAAGACCTTGCCGTGGGCAATATGATCCGGAACCGCAAACTCAGCAAATCAATCAGTGAATGCGGTTGGGGCACATTCAGAACCATGTTAGAATACAAAGCTGCGCGGGCTGGACGACAGTTAATTACCATCAACCGTTGGTATCCGTCCTCTAAAACGTGTTCAACTTGCGGGCACCTCCTTGCCAATATTTCTCTCAAAACACGTCACTGGACGTGCCCTGGATGCGGCACCCGACATGATCGGGACATCAACGCCGCTAAGAACATCGACACCGCTGCCGGGCTGGTAGTGGCTGCCTGTGGAGGCGATGTAAGACCAGTGAGGGCAACCTCAGGGCAACCGCCGGTGAAACAGGAAGACCCACTCGTGAGGGTGGGAATCCCCAATATCGTCGGGGAAACAAGTCAAGACCTTATGGCGGCGACGGTGACGGTGGTGACACCGGAGTAGGTGATGGCGGCGAGACCGGTGGTGGGGTCCCGGTAGCGTTCCGGTGTCACTTTGATCATTTGTTCTGATCCGGCGGTGATGGTGGCTGTTGGGCTCGTTACCACCAAACCGTCGAACGTCAACGAAGCCGGTATCACGAAAGTGACGGTGATGGACGAACCACCACCGTTTTTGACGTGCAAAAAGTCGGTAGCGCCGGGAACCATGGTGTCGCCGCCACCAGCGGCAGCAGTGTAAGCAGGGACAATCCCCGCTTTGCTGATGCTTTGCGTCGTTAATAGAGCCATGCCATTAACTCCTCCATTGGGCAGGGTGAATCACCCGCCCAACCGGCGGGTCAGTATGTGCGGGGAATCAATACACTTGCAGGTGGACGATAAAGTCGATTTCGACTGCGGTGCCTTTGGCGTCTTTGATCGGTGTCATCGTCTGCGCTGCGATACGGGCACGGTTCACTGCCCCACCGAGGGTTTGGTTCGCGTGGACAGCAGCGCGTACGATTTCCAGCAGTCCGTCAGCGATGTCGCGGACTGCTTTCAGTGAACTATCGCCACGAAACGATGACACCAAACCTTGGATGGTGAATGTTTCACCTGTTGATCCGAGCCCTGCGAGGTCTTCGGTCCACGTGACCATGCTGGTGTCGTCGGGGAGCCACCCGATGACGATGACGTCGTGTTCTGACGGTTCGTCCACCCACGGTCCGTCATCGATCCGGACCCCCGCCAATGCGGGAGTCGATCGTAGGAGCGCGACGAGGCCGTCGATGGCTGCGGGGAGTGCAGTCATGCCATCAAGGGTGCGCGGCGATCAGGCTCGAGCATTTCGAGGACCCGTCGGATTTTCAGAGCCAGCCCGGGTTCGTTGAGGATTTCTTCTTGCGGGTCACGACCCAAACCAAGTCGGCGGCCAGCGGGGTGACCACGCTGGGTTTCCCACATATCAGCGATGATGAGTTTCGCGGCCATCGTCATCGTCGCGGGAATGATGCGTCTGCCCGCGGTGTAGGTAACCCGGAGTACGTCACCGACGTAATCGGAACCGTAGTAGCTGCGGACTCCACCGAAGCTGCCGTAGATACCAATCCAGCCGCCATCGAGACGTCTGATAACTCCCGTGTTCGGGTCGAAGTCCAATGTCGTGATGTCGTAGGCGATGCTGTTATTACGGACCGGTACGATTGATGTGAGCGTGATGGCTGGGATGTGGTTGACGACGATGACCCGCGCTGGTGGTTTCGTTTCCGTGAACGGTCGCACCACCACGGGACCGACCTTGCCTTCAATGACCCTGGTGGCAGCTTCAATGACACCGCGGAGTTCTTCATCATCGGCACTGGAGTCCATGTTCAACTGAGCTTTGGCGTCAGCGAGCGACACGATGAACGGTGGCGAGGCTTCCCGGACGTCGAAAATGTCAGTGAACCCGGATGCGTTGGAGCCCGTAGCGACCCACCGCGCCATATACCGACCGGGCATGGGTGGCTGGTAGTCCGCTTGGTAGCGCCCGATGGTGGGGTTGTCGACAACGGGAGTGTCGGTCGATCCATCAGGGAGGGTGACGGTAACAGTGACTGCGCTGGCATTAGCGGGGTTACCGTTGGCGTCGGTGATTGCTACCGTGAGGGGCACGAGGTCCGCTAGGTCAAACAACAGCGCACCTCCTCACGGTTTACATCGAAGAAGCGCTACAAACTGAATCAGCGGTGTGAAGATACCATTACACTGGTGGTGCGCTGGATAGCGACCATTTGACCGGCTGTAAACCTCACCAAAACACCAGCAAAGTCGGTGTATACGGTCGCGTCAATGACGGTGCGGCCGAATAGCACCAACCTAGTTGCACTATCGCTTCGCGTCGTGCTATCCATAACTGACCGAACTCGGAGCACACCCCGGAGTGCAGCATCCGACGGGACCGCTGTGTCCGTACCTGACCTAGTAAAGGCAATTAAACGGGTCACCGAATCGCTCGACAAAGTGATATCTGAGCCAATTCGACTGAACCCGGTGACCTTGCCCACGCTGTCGCCGCGTACCGCCATGTCGGCGACGGTACGAGTCCGAATAGCTACCCGAGTTGTCGTGTCGGTTGGTGTTGTCGTGTCCGTTGCTGTGCGACCCGAACTTGTAGTGCGGGAAACAATTTCAGAAGGTGACGTTGTGTCGGTAGCATTACGTACGAAAGTAGCCAACCAAGTAGCGGTATCGCCGGGGGTCGTGGTATCGGTGGCGCCGCGGAGACCTGATCCGACCTTAACTGCTATGTCGATAGGTGAAGCCGTATCAGTGGCGGTCCGGGTTGGTGATGTACTGCGACCCACTGAATCGTTAGAACCAGCAACATCAATAACAACACGAACAAATGACGTAGTTCGGGCTGTTACGTCACCTGATGTAGCAGAGTCGGTAGCTGAACGGAACAATGCAACAACACGGCCGGATGAATCAACCGAAACAACAACGTCAGTTGCGGTTCGGATAAATGCGATCGCTCGGCCGACAAAGTCAGCGGGGGTGGCAGTGTCGATGCCTGAGCGAGTCCCGACACCGCTTTTAACTGCTATGTCAGTAAGTGCCGCAGTGTCGATAGCAGTGCGACTGAATGTTACGGTCCGGGTAATGATATCACTGGGACTGGCAATATCAGCAGCGGTCCGGAGGCGAGAGACTGTACGAGTTGTAGTATCAGTTGGTGATGCCGTGTCTATGACGGTCCGGGCGAACACCAGTACCCGGACGACAATATCAGTTGGACTAGCAACATCCGTACTTGTCCGGGTAAAAACCGCGATTCGGTCAGATGAATCGGTTGAACTAACCGTGTCAATGGCAGTACGAGTCCTAGAAACCAACACTCGTACTACAGCGTCTGCTGGTGCGGTCAAGTCCGAAGCCGACCTAATGAACGAAACAACACGGCTGGCCGTGTCACTCGAACCAGCAACGTCAACCGCGGACCGAACATAAACGACTATCCGTGTTGCTGAATCAGTCGAAGTTGCTAAATCAGTCGCGGTACGAGTCTCACTCAGTACTCGACCCGCAGAATCAATCGAGACCGCAGTGTCAACACCGATGCGTGCAAAGACAGCCGTGCGGACTACGGACTCGGTTGAAGCTGCGGTGTCGTTAGCAGCTCTTGCGTTACCAATCGTTCGGGTTACGGAATCAACTGGACTAACGATATCAATCGCAGTGCGGGTCTGCAATACCAGTGATCGGGCAACCGAATCGGTAGGGGCTGCAACATCAGAAGCTAAGCGGGTGGCAGAAGTGGACCGGGTAGTCGTGTCACTAGGACCGGCACTGTCAGTGGCGATACGCGTCAGGCCGGCCCCAACCAACACCCCGAACGCCAGGTAGTTCCAGACCGCCGCGCCACCACCAGTAACGTTAAAAGTGGCGGTGCTCCCAGCGGCACCTAGATTCTTGTACCCTGAACCACCAGAAACATCCGCAAAGTTGTCAAAGGGCGAGAATACAGTGTCGGTGGAGGTGGGCGGGCCTGCCGCAGTGGTATCGGTGGCGACGACAAAGCCCAGGCCGCCCGCAGCCGTAACAGTGAAACCGGTGATAGCCAACGCATTCGACGTTGAAGTGCCAGTGACAACGCCGCCCAACGGCACGGTTGCCGCACCGGTCAACACGTAAGTCTGGACACTGGTAAATACCCCGGCAAACGCCGAGGAATTGACGGTGACCGTCATCCCGACCCGGGGGCTTGGTAGTGTCACCCACCAAGCAACGGCCTCACCCGGCATATTGGTATTGACCTGCCCGATCAGGTTCCAGGTAAGTGGGGTGCCGTTGTTGGAAATCGTCGCCGTGACCGGTGTCCCGGTTATACCGGAAGTACCGGCACACACAACCAAAACGCTAGGCCCAACCGGGTTGAATGCTGGTGTGACGAAGTTTCCACTGCCGTCAGTTGCGCCAGCTGACCGACCCGGAGTCGACGAATCGACCAGGATGGTCCGAGACAAAGTACGACTAGCAGAATCGGACGGGCTAGCGACGTCAATTGCGGTGCGTCGTCGCTGCCGAATCAACCCCAATTCGACGGTGTCTACGCCCGCGTCTAAACTGATCTGCCCCCGGGTAAGCGCCCGAATGGAAGTGTTAACAGCCATGGTGCTTACCTAAGCCTCTCCCCCTCAACGGCATCGTTATACGACAAGGAGACGCACTAACAGCGTTGCCAGTAACCTCCTTCCCCATCAGGTACCTGCAATATCGTCAAGCTGGCTAAGCAGCAGTCGAATGATCCCGTTGCATTCTTTAGTCAGCAACAATACTTGCGCCACAACCTGTGGATTAGTTGGTGTACTGATTGCCTGATATGTAGCGTTAGCTGCTAGTGCATTATTAGCCCGGGTGCATAATGTTGCCGCATTTTGCTCGGCAACAGGTGGTGCAGGATAAACGTATGGACCACTCAGCGCAGCAGCTTCGGTGATAGCTTGACGTCCACTCGGTACCGCCCATTGTGTGGTGCCGTCCCAGGTAAACGGGCCATCGTAAATTGTTTTATCAGACAGTGTTGTGGACACAATAACATATCGTGCCATTACTGACTCACCACCATTATAATGCCACCGGCACCAATGCCGCCAGCACCTGAATTGAATCCATTCAGGCTCGCGCCACCCCCGCCAGCTCCACCTCCATAAATGCCACCAGCACCACCAGTGCCGCCAATAGTAGTAATACTCGCACCGCCACCGCCACCGCCAGGCCCACCTATTGGTGTGTTCGCCGCTGTACCGGTAGCTGCACCACCATTGCTGTCAATAGCGCCTGCAGCGCCAGGTCCAGCCGAATTCAGCTGCAGTGACGTTCCTCCAACACCGCCAGCAAATGCGGCTGGCGTCGCTGAAATGCCACCGCCAGCACCGCCAGCACCGCCAGCACCGTTAGAGCTGGCGCCTGCTGTGCCTGCCGCTCCTACCGTATCTGCACCGCCTGTGGCACCGATCGTTGTACCACCACTTGTGACACCTCCTGAAGAGCTACCGATGCCACCTCCGCCACCTCCGCCACCTCCGGAGGCGCGCACTCTTACTGTAGTGCCAAACAGACTATTTCCCCCAGTGCCGCCAGCATTGCCGCTGGTAGCATCCACTGTAATTGCTGCGCCAGCAGTGCCACCAGCACCTACTGTCACCGTTTCGGTGGCGCCAAGTTCAGATGCGCGAAATATAGCTGCACTCCAAGCACCACCGCCACCGCCACCACCACCTGAGTAAGCAGTGCCTGTTATTCTTCGGCATCCACTACCTCCTCCACCGCCAGCACCTAGTGCGACAACCACTACACTGGTGCAGCCTGGCGGTTTGGTCCATGTTCCGTTAGCCACAAACACCTGAACATCAACAACAGGTATCGGATAGCGAATCAGCGAACTAGGCATACGTCTCACCGCTCAACGTTGCAGTGATAGCACTAGTGGTGCCCTGCAGCCCAGCAATGAAATCAGCAGCGGACATATAAATTGATGTATCGATGACAACCGTGCTGTTAGCGTTGACCGCCAGCGCTGACACAATTTCATTAGTGATGCCTGCGGTACCCGCTGCAGTGACTACCGATAGCGTGATAGTGGCCAGTGCGGCAGTGACATTGCACAGCACAATTGACATCAACTTGACATCAGTGCTTGCCGGCACTGTGTATAGCGTCGTAAACGACGTGGTTGGCTGGCCCTGATAGAGCTTCACTCTATTGATCGTGGTGACGTTAACTAAATTGACGGCCATCAGCTAGTTATCCGCTTTCATCAGGACGATCTTGATTTGTTTAATCAAAACCCACCTAGACCGTGACCGAGTGGGTTACGGTCAACGGGTCCCCGATCGCCGACAGAGTAGCGTTAGCGTTCATCACAGTGCGGAACGGCATAATCCCGCCGGTGATTGAAGTGAACTCAGCAATTTGTGCGACAGTGACCGGGATGGTATCGGACCCATTCACCGTGAACGATCCAGTTAAAGTAACCAGCGACGTGCCCAAGGTGTGCGCACGAGCCGCGATCTTGCGTATCAACCCACCACTCGCAGTGACAATCTCCCCGGCCAAAGTGGTGTCCCCGCCGACAGCGGCAGTCGTAGTGGCAGTGAGGCCCATGAAGAACGCCGGGGCGTTACCCGGCAAGATAACAAACGGAGTCGTAGTAGACGGTGTAGTAGCCGCAGTGCCATCTGGGGTGGCGGCAATCGACCAGCGGTCGACGGTGAGCACCGAGGTGGTGTTAGCGGTAACCACACCATAAGCCAGTACCGTTGTCGTTACGACTACGATATGCCCGATATACGCCGATGCCACCCAAGGTGTGCCAGTAGCAGTGAGAGTAGTGGCAGTAGCTGCCGTAGCGACACCGCTATAACCAATCGTGTCGCCGGCGACCGCCGCGCAGACCAGATCATTACCTACGTTAACTCGGGTCACTGAACGCCACTCTCAATAGCAGGGTCCGGCTCGCCAGCGGCGCAACGGAAGTGGTGAGCCAGCTTGGCTTCGAGTTCCTTGTCAACGGAACAAGAGATCCAGGCCGGGAACTGAGAATTAGATTGAGTCTTGTGATGCACCCAAATTCCCTCGTTGGACCCGTCATCGTGTGCGATGGCCAGAAAACGCTGGTCATCGGTCCAAGACTCAGAATCCGGGAGGTCCGCTACGGTGATCTGACCGTCGTCGTGGCCGATCCTGACATGAGGCATAACTCACCCTCTTCATTTCAACTCACGGAAACCTTGTCTAAACACACAAGAGCCCCGAATCCGCGTACTCGATTCGGGGCTCTTCGGTGAAACGGTCAGGAACTAGCGGGTGGTGGTGATCCCCGCACGCAGGGCGCTGACCAAATGCGCACGCTCTGCGTCCGGGCTGATCCACACACCCTGGCGCTTCGCTTCCGTGCGCAAGTCGTCGAGGGACATCAGGTCGTAGTTGCCGTGCGGGTTCGGGTCGAACCCATCCGGTCCCTCGGACTCCGTCCGGTCCGGGACCCGACGTCCGTCGCGTACCTCACCGGGCTTCTGGGCACTCGAATCAGCCTGTGCCGGGGTCGCCGCGGTGGTCTTCTGCCCAGCATCAGCCGGCTTCTGCTGCCCAGCGTCAGTCGTGTCAGCCATTACGCTCTCCTTGCATCCTTTGTTTTGATCAGTAGTCAGCTGCGGAACACAGCGAGCACCACATCGGCACCCGCTGAACGGATCGCGGACACCACCTCACCCGGGTCAACATCGAGCTCCACGGTCACCCCAGCAGCGAGGGGGAACCCCGTGCCCGCGGTGACCGTGGACGTCCCCAAGTCGACTGCGTTGGTGACGTCGGTGTTTTTGATGAGCAGCCGAGACCCGCCTGTGTCGTTGGTGTTCAACGCCACCGCGGTCGTGGACACCGTCACCCGAGCCGCCGAAACAGCCATCAGCGGGCCTTGTTGCTCGGTGCAGGGGCCTGCTTATTCGCCGCGGCCGGTGCCTGCTTCACAGACGAACCACGGGGATGGCTCATGAGCTCCACGGCACCGAGTCGTTGCGCGTCCTCAAGTGGCACTGAGTGACCCGGTGACACCCACAATGTGTGGCTATCCGGGTCACCCTCTTCAACCACCCGCGTGCGGTCGGCCGTGAGGTACAGGTGCCGATCCGCTTTCACCTTCTCGGTCACAACAACCTCCCGTTCACCTATAGAACGTGACCACGCGGCCCTTACCAGCGGTCAACGCCGCCACAGCGATCGTCAAGGTCACGAACCGGCGGACCGTGGTCTTCGCCGTCAACGCGCCCGCACCCGTCTCAATCAACGAATACCGGCCAGGAGCCGACCACGGCGACCCAGAAGCGACAGTCGCCGCCACAAGATCGGCCGTGGTCTCAGCACCCGCAGCTACCGTCGCCGCGCCACCGGACGTGAACCCAGTATCGATCTCAACATAACCGTCCACGATGACCGACCCCGCAGGGATGTCGTTCCCCGTGGACAGGTTTTTCCGGGACCGCAACGTAATCGTCCCGATCGCGCCACCATCCACCGCGAAGTCGAACTCCCCGGTGGCTTCCTTCAACTCACTCGTACCAGGCATAACTGGCATTTAACAGGCCCTTCTGTCTTCGCGTATAGGCCAGTAACGACCGGGAATTAGGGGCCTATAGTCCTGTGACTATCGATATTGCGGATGGCCTGTACCAAATCACGGCCGTCCTCAAGTCGCACCGGACTGCCAATTGGCCTTTGATAAAGTAGTCGTTGTGGGAATTGCTGATCTGGATGTCTACTCCGCGTCGTACGGAAAGTTCCGTGAAGTTCGCGAAGTCAGCCATTATAGCTTTCGTTGAGGTACCAGCCGTGGTTTGGACAACAGGGACTCCCCAAAGGATCGCCGGACCTTGCTGCGACGGATGTCCCCAGATGTACACACCGTCCGCGGTCTTCAGAAGAGCAACGTTCTCCCACTTCGACGGCGCGATGAGGATAGCGGTGGGCTCCGCGAAACCAGTGTCCCGGATCCGTCGAAGTCCCTTGTAGATGGCGTCCGGGATCGGGTCGGTCCCGATGGCTTGGACGTTGACACCGGACACGTTTTCCGCGCCCAGCAGGTTCGGGGGTGTGCCGTTACCTGACATCAACTGCCCGTCCAAGCGTTGGCGGAGCATAAACGGCAAGCGGTTCTCAACGTACTGCTGCGCACGGCCGACGTCCTCGAACTGCTCATCCGTCACCGGGAGGAACGTTGAGATCTTCTGCACCGGACTCGAGCGCTCAGTGAGCGCCAGGGCCGACTCGGGGTACTGCCCGGCTTCAGCGACTTCCGCAGCAGCGTTGGTGTACGTGGTCTCTTCCATGTACACCACGGCCGGGAACTGAGTTGTGGTCTGCGGGAACAGGTCCACCACCCGGATCGGGCGGGTTGCGAAGTCAATCAACGTGCCGGTGCGGATGGACTGCGGTGCCCAACCGGGACCGGACTCCTGGAACAGGGTCTTCAGTTCAACATCAAGGTGCGCTTGGGGGCCAGCGCCGGATCCCGGCACATAGCTCTTGACCGCGGTGGAGTCACAGATAGCTTTAGCGAACCCCGCCATGCCCTTGATCTCAACGTGGCCGCCCTTGGTCTCCACGTCGGCTTCGGTGTGCGAGCCCCGCTCCGCGGTGCCGGCCTTACCCTCAGCGCCTTGCGTGGCAGCGGTATGGGCGGCGCGGGCGACGACCATCAGCTCGTCGACCTTGCCCTTAACCTCGGTGATCTCAGCGTTCAGTTTCCCGATCTCCGCGACTTTCGCGTGGGAGTCCCCGGACAGGGACTTCACTTTCGTCATGTCGTAGTCGGGTCCGGCTTCGGTGAAAATGTCGAACAGTGACTTACGTTTCGCGTCCAACCGTCCCTGCGCTTCTTTCAGCGCCGGGAACTGCACCATGGGGTCTGCTCTGTCTTCTACAGCGGTAGTCACTAGGTTCTCCTAAAGGTTTTGCACAATGGCTTGTGCGGCCATGAGTGTGCTCAACTCGTCGTCCCTCAACGGCTCCTCGACCGGCGGGGGTGGTGTGAGCAAGGTCTTCAACCGGACCGTTTCGTCCTGAATCCAAGACAGGAGGTCAGCGGAACCGGGGGAGAAACCTTTGCCCTTCGTGGCACGGAGAGCCATGACTTCCGACGCACGATCAACGAAACTCGACACAGCGGCCAAGACCACCGCACCGTGATCGAAAAACTTCAACCCACTAGCAGGACCGGCCCCGAACTCGGGTGGGTCCATGTCAGCGTCACGCATATGAGCCGCCAAATGCTCGTACGCGGCTTTCCGCTCGACTTCGGGTACGCACGCACCGTCGGACCCATTGAGGGCCGCTACACCGGCCACGACGGCACGAAGATTCGCGGCCTGGCCAGGACCCTGATGGTGGACGAGCCGGTAACTGGACTTACGTTCCGGGTCCGCGTCCGGGTCACACCATGCGTGCATGGACCGCAACGCCGACGGTCGCTCGTCGTCCGGCAGCGCCTTCACCGCGATAAAATCCCACGGGCCAGTGTCGATCGCGGTCTGATGCGGTGCGATCACCACCGTCCCCTGCTTACGTTCCTCGAGTGCCGGACCCGGGACCGAGTTGCCGGTCGCCACCGTGGTCACTGTCACCCCTGGGCTATTCGTTACATCCATCACTGTCATTCCCGGCTCCAATGCCGCTGATTTCGCAGTAAGTAACCGGGTACCTACACCGGCACCTCGTAACACTGGACTAACCTCAAACACCTGTAGTTGCTTCAGGAACCGGACACTCTGACCGTCCTGCTCACCGTACGAAAACTCTGTCGGTTCATACCCGTATGACCATTCCTGCTGGCCACCGAGTTGTTTCACAACCTCAAACGTGTCACGTCCCGCCGTAGTGTTCATGAAGAACTGACCGTCAAGAATCGCCTGATCACCGACCGTGTGAATTGTGCCTTTGCCTACTGGCAAAATGCCTGACCAGGATGTGTGACCATACGACGAAATCGCGACGGGTGCACCCTCACCGAACGCCCCCGGCATCGTGACATCACCATCACTGTCAATTGTTCCTAAGGTGGCGAAGACTGCGGTCACAAGGCCCTGGTCGGCATCCTTGATTTGAACACCACTTAGGCTCTTTGTATCCACTACCCTCACCTCAAGTCTCTATGCAATTTAGTTACTACTTGTCGACTCAGCTAACATCGCCGGATCCGTAATCGTGCCGGAACCATTCGATGATAAACGCGGTGGGGAAGATGGAGACCCAGGCGGCAAAAGCTGAACTGAATGCAATCCCGAATGAGCGCCACTGAGTCGACCGACGTCGTTGGTGTTGATGTAGTCGACCGCAGCGTCTGGATCCCAACCCGCGTCCGTCAATTGCCGCAAGGCCATCGCGTTTAATGACCGGATCTCCGCGTCGTCTTTCGCGTCTTCACGAAGGAACGGAATATTCCGGTCGTCTATTGCAAGTACCGCATTCGGAGCATTAGGTGGCGTATCCACAAGGACCTGCATACTCGGAGCGACCTTCGACCACAAATCTTGGATCGTGGTGTCAACAAACAGTCGACGGGCAGCCCCAAAGTTCCCTGCATTCAGGGAACTACCCGACAGACCCTCAGAGATACCAAGGATAGACGCCGGAACCCCACCGGCGACAGCCAGCCGAACTTCGCCGCCGCCTTGGGTCACTTTGAAGTCTAGCTGTTTCAGGTCAGCGCCCAAAGCAGCAGCGTCCGCGCCGGCTGTAAGGTACAGCGTTCGATACGCGTTATCAACTCCAGCGTGTTTCGCTTCCATCATCGTCACAAGTCGCTCGAACTCTTCCGGACTCGACGCCGGAATGCCCTTCACCACAAGACTTGGGGTCGCACCCCGACGGAAAAAGCCCAGCTTATGATCTGTCGCCGCCATGTCGCCCTGAATTTCTTTAATCGTAGGCGTCAACCACGACATACCCCGAAACCGGGCTCCGGGATCCGGTTTCGGTGAATAATGACAAACCTCATCAGGCATCAACAACTGTGCTGGATGAGCACTAGGTGTCGACCCATATACCCGCGGTTGGTAAAGAAACCCCGCTACATAAGCGTCAATCCCCCACGGATCACCTGACACCGCGTCTATAACCAGTGTCATCCAATCCGGACGAAGCCGCGAGATCCATCGACCCGGTTTACCTTTTGACGCATTCCCGATCGAGCCGTCCTTCGACACCGTCGTCAAGTACGCGTTACCTGCAATCGACGCGACTATCTCCATATACGCCAACAGTTCGCCCGTTGTCCCGGTCGGCCACGGCTTCTCTAGCAGTCCTAGTTCACTGGACCCAAATAGCTTACCCGGTTGACCATTCGTATAGTTGCGCCATTGGAACCGACCCTGCGAAAACACTTGCTGGCGGCGGTCTATGCACGAGAACACGATCCCGTCGCCCTTGTAGGCGCCGTTGACATACCCGATGAAATCGTTCTCGATGCGTTCCTGGGTGGGTGTGGCGGCGTTCCACCACGGGTACTGCGCGGTGTCCAACGCCCAGAACGGCGCCTCGGTGAACCCCTTGACCTGCACCCCACGGGCGCGGTCGTTGACCCGCTCCAGGAGTCCCTTACGGGCCATCAGCCAGCACCGGAACAGTTTGGCCTACCATCACAGCACCCAACTGCGCATGGAGGACAACCTTGCTGATCAATCATATTGAGATCGCCGACTCGGACACCCATTTCGCTCCCCGCTGTTTCGATAACACGATCGGGAAGGAAGTACCGGTACGGGCAGGTGACAAACACATCGGTACCGGCAGGATCACCGCCGTGAAAGTCTCCCCGGACGGCGGTAGCGCCAAGTTCAGTATCGAACTACCCGGCAGCACCGAGCAATTGTGGACTGAGATCCTCCCGAAGGGCTACACCGAGCTGAACATCGACGTACCGGCCGTGGACCAAACCTAAACAAGGAGCCACATTCCGTGACCAAAAGCTACGAAGACATCCACTGGGACCCGCAACCGCGTCGCATGCCGACCTCTGAGGAATGTCAAACCAACGCTCAAATCCCACTCACCGACCCCCATCGACCGACCCAGCGTGGCTACGCCTGCTGGTATCCACAAATGGGTGGCTACGGCGGCAAGTGCGTCGTAGTACTCGACGAACCGCAGAACGGCGCTGATCACGCCTGCTTCGAAGCCTTCGTCTGGCATAACGGCCAGTTCCCGTTCGAGGACGAAGACCGATGGGGTGACGCCACGTCCCCAGCTCAGCTTCATCACTGCGACGCTCAACAATTCGTGAAGTTCGGCAACCTCATCCAACAACTCGCTGAGCAGAAACCCTAAGGCAGGCGCTCAATCCGCTGAGTCATCGGCTGACCCGGTGGGCCCGGTATCGCGGGCTCCGTCACCATCCGCTCAGCCACTGGTTCGCGGGCTTCCTGCCAACCCACCTGCACTGCGGCAGCGGACCACGTCAGGACCAGCCACAGGACGATGAACAGTTTCGCCACCAACCAGCCCACGCCGAACAGCAAACCGGCAATCAGAGTAAGGACGGTACGCCAGAAGTGAATGTCGCGAGCCCGCGCGGTGATCCGATCCACCGGGACCCGCTCAAGGATCGTCGTCACTGGGTCATCTCACTTCCAGCTCGCAAAAAACACCGGCGGCGCGTTAGACAGCGCACCATGCTCGATCGCCATACCCCGGCCGTACGTAGCAAGGACACCAGCCACGAAATCGTCAATCAGGAGCCCCTGCTTCTTCTTCACGATTTTCCGGTACCGGTCCGATGTCTGGCCCTGCTCACCCTCGCGGGGGGCCTTCCGTCGGCCTGAAGCCATCGCTGCATTCAACGCATGCTGTGTGGCCACCGGGTCACCATCGTGAGTGAATTCGCCCTCACCGGCTCGGTACGCCGTTTCCCACAACTCGATAGCCTTGTCCATGCGTTGCTCAACGTTCGTCGGGAACTCGATCACGATCGGTTTGTTCGCCCGGTTGTTCCCGTATTTCCCGGACCACCTGTCCAGTGTCGTTTGCCACAGGTACGGGTCGCACACCGCGAACCACACATCGTAAGCAGTCACCGCATCATCGAACGCCTGATCCACCAACGCCTCAGGGACTTTCCCACCGTAATCGGCTGGGTTCCAGATCCCGATTGTGAACCACCGACCGTCCGACACCCGGCACGCCTTCAGCGCCGTCGCGTCCTGTCGGCGGCTGCCGTCGAAACCCAGCGTTACTGCAGTGCCGGGTTGTAGTAGCTCACCGGGTCGGGCCACCGCGTGCCAGCGGGTCGCGTCGACCGCGTCACGCTCCCCGACCGTGACCTCGTCAAGGAAGTAACGGCGTCCCTCAGCCTCACCCGTAGACGGATCCCGGATAACTTCCAGGATCGCCTTCTCATCAACCCACCCACCAGCCTTGCGGCACGAGTCACCGTACTTCACGACGATCCGCTCCAGGACCACCGCGTCGTCCTCGTACTCCGCGTTCGACAACCGCGGCAGCTCAGACGACCGGTGGTCCAGCCACACACCAGCCGATTTCGACTCCGCTGTCTGCTGCGCCGTGGAGTTCTCCGACGGGTCCCATGCGTTCGTCACCTCACGCCACGTACCACCCATACCCGCGAGGTTCCGTTTCATCGCCCGCGCCATCGCGAGCCCACCGTCACGCTCGCACATCAAGTGACTCTCAGTGAACCCTGCGTGCGTGATTGGGTTACCCAGTCGGGAACGGGCCGCCGCTGTTACCGGCTCAATCCACCCGTCACCATTCGGGAGTTTGATCCGGGTTTCCCCGATATCCAATCCCGGTGTGTCCGCTAACGGACCCTCAGAAAGCATTCTGTAAAGCGGACGGAACGTATTATCGGTTTGGTCTTCCGATGTTGCGGCTAATTGCACCCACGGCGTATCAACCGGTCGTCCGACCGGTTCCCCGGCCGAATCCCACCCATCGAATTGCACCGGGCCCAATGCGTGTGCAATTGCCAGCGCCGCCATTAGTGGGTCTTTGCCCCATTTTTGGGGGCGCCTCAATTGCACCCCACGGTACAATAACCCATCAACTGGTTTCGGGTACCGTGAATCGACTTTCGCTTTCGTATTCAACCGGAACGACCAGAGAACGTGACGCCACATTTCATTAGTCAACAAATACGGCTGACCGCGTTGCGGTCCGTCCGGAATGATTACGTTCGATTCCAACCATTCGCCGACCGACCAACCCAATGTTGGAAACTCTCCGGGCTCCGACGGTCCGCGCCAGGTGCTACGAACCGCCCGCACCATCAACAGCCTTCAAACCCCTACGAGCTGACGAGCGGGACGACGTCTGACGGGCCGTGCGCTCCGTGCGCTGCTCACCGACCTCATCCGCGGCAATCTCCCACCGCAGGCGCAACAACGACAACGGATTCAACCCCAAACGGTCCGACAATTGCCGCGACTCCTTCGACGCATCCAAGTCACCGGACTCCGCGAGGATCTTCCACCGGACGTACTGAGCGACATCCCGCGTCCACCGCAAACGCTCCCACACCACGGCCTGCGGGGTCGCCCACAACTCCGCCCACAACAACGCCTCAGACGACGCCTGCGACTCCACGATCTCCTCGAGCACCTCAAGCTGCTCACGGAGCCTCAACAGCTTCCGTTGAGCCGTCTTAGCCGCCCTGTCGTTGCCCTGAGCGTCAACCGACGCGTCGTCGATCTGCTCGTTCAACATCCGCAGCTTCGCGGCAGACAGAATGTCAGCACCCAACGGCCACGGAGGCGGGTCACCCTGCCTACCCTCAGCTGGCAACTTCGTCATCGCCACCGTCGGGTTCGTGCGCCTACGCTGTCCGGCAGGCTTCGGAGGAGGTCCCATACCAGCCACAACGAACCTCCACTCCAAAGTAGTTACTCAGTCATGGACACTAGGCAGTTTCCGACGCCGCCCCTCACGCCTCAAGAGCGCCTACGGCGTCGCTACGCGATGGCTACGCCACCCTTGACCCGCGAGCCTCTGCGGTGTCTCTAGGCAGTAGCTACGGGCAGGCTAGTGGCCTGCCCGCCACCACGCCTAGTGTCCACTCGAAGCCAAAAAGCCACCGCCGTCGAACCGTGACCACTGGGGTAGATCAGTTGCGACCAGATCGATTCGATCGACTGCGCCCTGCAAAGTCTCCCGGTCGCCCGCCGGCGCGTCAGTCTGGGCTCGACACAATCTCTCCCGTGCACCCTTGAGGTCTAGGTAGTAGCGATCCTGTTCGTCAACGGTCGTCATCAAGCAGCTCCTAGCAACCCACGATAGAGGGGGTCAACTTTTCGGTACCGACTGCGGTGGACTCGCCACTCCATGACCAGGTAGTCTCGTTTCGAGCTGTTATGCGACTTGCACGCAGGCGCTAGATTGCCCTCGTAGTTCGTACCGCCACGGCCGAGCGGGATCACGTGGTCAACTGTCGATGCTGGAACCGGGCACACCCAACACGACTTACCCTGTCGTTTCCACTTCGCCAACAATAGACTACGGCGGTAACTATTCAATCCCGGTACATCCTCACGAATGCGACGCCTACCTTTACGGACTTTCTCGTTAGGCGCAACTCGGGGAGTGAATAACCTATAACAGGCATAAGAGCAATACTTACCAGGATTATGGCAAAGCGACGCTACTCCGCACGGACACTGCACTTCATATCTCTTGCGACTTAATCGACAAGTTGGGCACCATCGGGCATTACTGCCCGTACCGATTTGCTGGAATGCCGTTTTACACAACTCGCATTGTCTATTCCTAGTTGATCGACCCTTGATAGCCACCGGCACATAGCTCGATACATACCGTCCGGCTCGTCGGTTGGTCCGCTGTCGGCACGCTTGAGAGCACCACACGCGCGGGTTAGCACCCCGTCGTTGCGGAGCTAGTGGTCCGTCGCAGCCTCTACAAAGTGTCTTTACCAGCCAATACTAGCCTATGTGTAGATCCTTTTAAAGCTACGACACTGGACCGACCTGCGGTTTCCAAGTCCCTGACCCGTATCGGGGGGCGGAACGCTGGTGCGGGGTCACGGCGGCTGCCCATGATCACGTCAGTTGGGTGCCCCCCGGGGGTGATGCGCTGCCCGAGCTCGCCGGCGAGCCGGATGGTGGCAGTCCCCGTGACCCCGCGGATGGTCTGCCGGGGGTGGTGGCGGGGGAAGTGTCCGAACGGATGGTGGCGGGTCACATTCCATTACCGCACGTGTTGCGTCCATTCGCCACTTGCCCACCCATACATTGCGCGGGTAGTGTTACCGGTATGAGCAACCCGGAGGTCACAATGAACGAGTCACCGGAAGCGGGCAGGCTACGCAATCTCGCGGACGAACACTACACGCTCGCCTGCCACGCGGACACGAGTATCGAGGCGGACCGTCACGAACGTCTGGCAGCTCGTTACGAGCGCGAATGGCAGAAAGTTCGCGAGGCCAACCGTGCGGAGCAACGCAGTGATCTGTCTGACAGATGCAATCGTGATCTCGGTACGGGTCAGCGTTGCGACAACGTGAACGGTCCTGGTCATCTCGGGCCGTGCGGTAACGGACCGTGGCGTTAAGGCCACACAGGACGCGATAGGTAGTTAGGTTGGCCAACGACCTTGGTACCGCTGTGAGGGGGGGGGATTAACGTTTCAGTGCTGATCGTTCCCTATCGGGGACGAATGCCCATCTGATGGATACCGTGCCATCTTCCGGTATGGATGAGCAACATTCAGGACATGGCATCCCCGCACCACATATTGATGCGCAGTCATCGTCACGACCTGTTTCCCAGGGTTGATGTTGGTGGTTCTCGCAGACGCAGCCGGTGTCGTCGCAGTTGCGACAGTGGATCATCTGATACACCCCATCATTATCGCTGAGCTCGTAGGTCCTGCCGTGTGACGGGTAGCGTTTTCGTAAAGCGCCGGGACCGCTCTCGAAGTCGGGCTGAGCTGAAGTGGGTAGTTATGTGTAGTACGCAGTGCGCGGGTATCCGGACGATACAGGCCGGCCTAGTGGACGGGATCCTGTCGAGCCGTTTGCGGGGTAATGACCCGGTCCGTGGTGAGCTGGCCGCGGCGTTGCATCATTTGTCGTTGGCTAGGTCGGCTGCTCACCGGGTGTGTTTGTCGGGTGGCGTTGCGGGTTGCGTCCATTCGCCACTTGCCACCCATACATGACGCGGGTAGTGTTATTGCTATAGGACAACACGCACGGAGGAGATCACGATGTCCGACCTGACTCTCTATACAACTACTGCGCCGGTGCATGAATACCGGTTGTTTGTAGCACCGCGACCACTGCCCGGTCGCCCAGTGGGCCGTGTTGTAGGGGAAGTCTACGACGTAGCGCCGGAGTTTGAGCAGCGCACACGGGAGTTGGATGGCCAGTCAATCACGGTTGTTACCGTTACCGAATTCGAGAATCTCGTCGAAGTGACGATGGAAGCAGATGAGGGGCGTCGATACACGCGGCGCGACTATGAAGAGGCTGGCGTATGGGATCCAGAAGAAATCGGTCGCAGTCTAGGTATAGCGCTAGTCACAATCCGTCCGCTCAGAGCGGACACGGGGCGCGATAGGTAAGCAGGCTGGTGCGAGTCCAGCCGCGCCCGCTCCAGCATCATCCCTCGAACCTAAGGAGAGCACATCATGGACGTCAAGGTCTACGACACACACTACGGCCTAGTTGAAGTGAGCGACACGGTCGCAGGTCAAGATCCGGTCCCGTTCCGGCTCGGCGAGGGCGCGCTACACCCGTCACAGATCCGTGTCTACTGCAAAACAACCGGCGAACTGACCGAGGTAGTCGTCAACGGCAATTCCGTCGATAAGAACCTGGCAAGCAAGGTTGTCTACTTCCCGCACACGATCAGTCTGTCGCCAAAGTGGGTTTGGGAATTCGTCCAAGCGGCTTGCGCAAAGGCGATATATGTCAGCTGAGCTCTAAGGTCCTGCCGTTGTGACGGGTAGCGCTTTCGAAGGGCGCCGGGACCACTCTACGGGTCGGGCTGAAACTGAAGTGGGTAGCTATGTGTAGCACGCAGTGCGCAAGTATCCGCACGATACAGGCCAAACTGACGGACGGGATCCTGTCGAGCAGTTCGCACGATAATGACCCGATCCGCAGTGAGTTAGCCGCGGCGTTGCATCATCTGTCGTTGGCTAGGTCGGCTGCTCACCGGGTGTGTTTGTCGGGTGGCGTTGCGGGTTGCGTCCATTCGCCACTTGCCACCCATACATGACGCGGGTAGTGTTATCGGTATCAGCCAATCACGATCACCACGGAGGATATTATGCTGAGACGTTCGGATGATGGATTCCGGTATGTCCGTGGCTACCGGGTAAAGCCGACCAAGTCAATGTGTGATGGCGGTACAAAACGCTGGGCACTGTGGGAACGTCGCGACGGACGCATGAGACGAGTCGGCACTGCGGTCACTGAGGAAGTGTACCGCGATTTCCTGTTCGAGCGTGGTAACTGGGCTAGAACAAGCCGTAGTTGAGCACGTCCGATCTCGCCAGGTCGGCTGGTGTCACGTTCGAGAATCACGATTACTACGGAGGATTGTTATGGATGAGTTCGTGTCGAAACGGTCAACGTTTCAGGCATTCAGTAATCGCGGTCGGGCGAAGATGATTCCGGTCCAAGCTGTGTGGACGTGATCAGCGTCGGACCCGTTCGAGGTCACCCTTTGCCTGACGTCGAGCCTTCAAGCTATTGACTGGATCATGTCCCGGGAGCTGCTGGCCGCTGGTTTGGATGGTCCTGCGGGCCTCGGTGACGTGTCTCTGCTGCCAGCGCTCGATGATCCGAACCGGTTAGAGCTCATTGTGTCCAACGGCACGGGGCATAACGCTTGCTTCAGGATCCCCCGCGCACCGCTGGCCGCGTTCCTGAAAGCCACCGACCGGATCGTCCCGATGGGTTCCGAGGTGCTGAACATCGAGGTGCTGTGACCGAGTTGCAAGGGTCTCGCCAGGTTGGCTGGTGTCGCGTTCGAGTCGCGAGGGGACCACTCCCGATAAACACAATCAACACCCAGGAGACCGATCATCATGCGAATACTACGGCAGAACGCTATCGAGACAGTGTCGGACAATCAGGAGCTAGCTGCCATCGTTGACGGTGAATGGGTCGACGATCAAACACTGACCGTTGGTACTCGACTACAGCAATTAAGTGATCTCTGCGTCAAGGTGCTACGCGATCACGGATATGATGTAAAGGGTGATCTCTGATGAAACTCGTGACACTGACAATCACGCATAGCGCCGAGTCGGGGACGGTGGCGTTGGGCACGAGTAAGGGTGACGGTTCCGCGCCGATCCTGAAGGCGGCGGGTTTCCGTTGGTCCCGCAACATTGACGGCGGGGCGTGGTTCGTGCCGCAGTCCCGTGACCGCGCACCGCGAACGGACCGTATCGACCGGGCAGCGTCCGGGCTCCGTACGGCTGGGTTCGACGTGGAGGTCGAGATCGACACTGCCAGCCGGTCGACGGCGCAGGTGGAAGCGGACCGGGCAGCGCGTTCCGCGGACCGTGTGGAGCACCTAGCGGGTAAAGCGGAGCGGTTGACGGCCACGGGTGAAGCTGCCTGGGAGCGGACGCAGCAGCTGCGGGAGTTGATCCCGCTGGGTCAACCCATGATGCCGGATCACTACTCGTACAACCGGGACCGGAACTTCCGGGACAAGCTGCACCGCAAAGAGGGCAAAGCGATCGAAACCCTCAAGGAGGGTGAGGACGCGGCTCGTCGCGCGGATGCCGCGGAAACCAACCAGCGGTACCGGATGACGGGGCCGGTGACGGAACGCCGGATTAAGGACCTGGAAGCCGAGCTGCGGAAGTTGGAGCGTGACCGTGACGGCTACACACGGAACTTCCTGAGCGGGTCAGGGGAGATCTACGACCGGGAGGTTCACGAGCCGGCGGCTGGCGGGTACCGGGAACGGCTCGAATCACGCATCGCTGAGGTGACGGAGCAGCTCACGTACTGGCGGGCGCATCTTGAGCAATTGACGGCTGATGGTGCGCACCGTGTGTGGGGACCGGCAGATTTCACAAAAGGTGATCAGGTTCAGGTCCGTGGCCGGTGGTGCGACGTATTGCGAGTGAACCAAAAATCTCTGACCGTGCTGATAGTCGCGCACAGTTCATACTCACAAAAAAATACGGTGCCCTACGACGAGGTCCAAGGTCAGCGTTCGGCTACCGGTGTGGTCGACTTGGATAAGTCGGTGTGAGCGTTACACCATTCAGCGGTAGGTGACCCATACACGGCGGGGTAGTGTTATCGGTATCGGAGCAGTCGGGGCCAAACACGAAACGAGAGAGCATCATGTACGGATTCAACGATCTAAGCGATGACGGACTGGTCCGGGTTCTCGCGGCCTACCAGAAGATGATCGACGAGAAGCATCGCGGGCAAGTCAAGAAGGACGGGTCACCAACCAAGAAGCTCGCGGGGTGGATCTCCAAGATCCACACCATCCAGGCATTCAGGGCACAGGCTACTGAACGGGAATGGCACTGGGATGAGCACATCACGGATCCTGTTTGAGCGTACGGCTGTGGGATCGAATCCCACCGGGGCCACTCCAGAAGTCGGGGACCGACACGAAAGCAGACCAGTCATGAGCGCAACCAGAAACAAGCGGGTGTCAGGCATATACGCGGCACCCGTGACCTCGTTGACCGATGCCGAAAGCGAAAGTGAGCTCGCGGAGCGGTCCGAGCTGGCTCGTCAACGTATCCAGCAGGGCCGCGGGTGCGGTTACCCCGATTTCGAGGCCAACGCGCTGCGGATGCATGAGCTGAACGCGGAACGGGACGAGCGGGACGACGTTGAGGTCCCCGCTGACCACGTGTACGTGACACCTCAACCGGGTTGGGGTGCGCCTTACGGTGACTCAGTCGCGTATTGGACTGAGGACGGTCCGGTGTGGATATTCCGCAAGGGTCAGCGTGTCCGGTTCTACGACACGACCGGTGCCCAACGCGGACCGGAGCAGGGCAACATAGCACCGGCGGTGGCTTTCGCGCTGTCGCAGGGTTGGGGCTGGGCGGGGTGCACGTCATGAGCAGGCCGATGACAACCCACAGGATGGTCGGCAGTTTATCCGTGATCGCAATCGCGGTGATGCTGGTGGTGTCGGGGGTACTGACGGGCGGACTCGCGTGGATAGTCGCGCTGGCACTGCTGGTGTGGGCGCTGTCGTAATTGCCGACGCCCCATTGACAGGTCACCTGCGTCTAAACTGATCGGTCCGGTTCCACTTCGGTCGGGGACTACCGAAAGTAGCAACCCATGAACACGTCAGAAAAAAGTGTAACACCTGAGCACTTAATCGAGGCATACCCAGACCACTTTGGTACGTGGAACCTCGGTTGTGATTGCGGCTGGACATCAGGATGGGCCCCAAACGAAGAAGTAGCTTCGCTTTATGCTGAGGAACACCTCAACGAGACAACTGATCATGACCACGTCTGAGGGCTCTGAGAGCACGTCGACAGTGGGCTTTGCTCTGGGGGTGAACCTGACGATAGCGGTGGCGAAGGCCACGGTGGGGGTCTTGTCGGGTTCGCCGGCGATCCTGTCGGAGGCCGCTCACTCCATGGTGGACACCTCGACGCAAGTGCTGCTGCTGGTCGGTTTGCACCGCGCGAAGCACCCGGAGCGGCCGAACGCGGAGTACGCGTGGGGTTGCACGGCCGCGGTGTCCATGTTCGCCACGGGCGCCTGTTACGCGGCCTACGAGGGCTTGGTGACCCTGCTGGACCCGCCGGCGGCGGAGGGGTTGGTGTGGTTGGCGGTGGCGGTGTTGGTGGTCTCGGCGGGCATGGAGGCCACGTCTTGGGTGACGGCGTTCCGTCAGCTGTGGCGCGGTCGGGGCGACTTGTCGTTGTGGGCGTACCTGCGGGTCACACCCGACACGAGCGCGAAAGCCGTCCTGTTGGAGGACACCGCGGACATCGCGGGTTGCGCCTTGGCCCTGGCCGGAGTGGTGTTGCGGGCCGTGACGGGTAGTGCGGTGTGGGATGCGGTGGCGTCGCTGCTGATCGCGGGGTTGATCACGGTGGTGGCGTGGCAGCTCGGCACCCACAACCTGCGCCTACTACGAGTCGGGCAGCCGACCGCAACGGAACTACCCGCAACTGTATGCGTATCGTAGTACTAACTCCCGCTAGTCAGAAACACCTAACGGATAAAGATCGGTGGGGACGATGATCGCGTACCTGGTGTGGATAGGCGGTGGTTCACTCTTCGGGTCATTACTAGTGCGGTTACCGACTCATCGTTGGGAGATGAGGCAACGGAACATAGAGGGCCTGCGCGCGGACCGCTTGTGGTTCCGCGAACTGGGTTGGTCATCACCTACAGATCGACAACGAGATAAGATCCGGCTTGATTTGGCAACCGCGTATGTACGGCGGAACTGGTGGTGGACGTCGAAGGTTCAGGTGTTCACGGAAGACATCGACGCCAAGCTCGCCGAAATAGGCCAATCATGACCCCGTCAGACCTCGACTTCTCCCGACCGTGCGCGCGGGAGGGTTGCGGGCAGTACCTGCCAGCGTCGGCGAGTCCCCGGCGGAAGTATCACGCGCCGCGCTGCCAGGTCGCTGACTCCCGGGCCCGCACAGCCGCCACGCAGCCACCGAGGCCGGTGCGGGTGAAGCAGGACCAGTCACCGGAGGCCCGCAAAGCCCGCAAGGACCAGCAACGGCGTGACCGTCGGGTACGGACGCACGCTAACGGTGGGATCGCACCCACGAAGGTGCACAACGCGTCGACGTGGAACAACTGGGGCTGCCGCTGCACCACCTGCGTCACAGCACACCTAGCCAAGATCCACGGCGACTAAAGTGAGGAACGCGTCATGGCTGATGTCACGGCACCGATGGAGTGGCACCCGTTCTACCTAGATAAGCCGTGGCTCATGGAGTGGCTCGACGGGCACCCACCATATGACCCATACATTCTGCGTTTACCTATCGTCCACAAACCATCGACCGGCGACCGCGGTAGTTACGACATCTATGACACGCAGCTCACTGATCACGAGTTGATTCTGACGAAGCAAAAAGCCTGCGG